GGAGCTTTAAAGAGCTCTCCCAGTCCTATAAGATTGAAGATCCGTAAGCATTTGCTCAAACGATAACTTCCTTTGCGCCACTACCTTGTGGTGGCATTACTTCTGAGTGATATAAATCACCCAGTCGTATACAAGGCGAATTAACGTCCTGGTAAAGATCAAGTTCCGTTTCCGGAGCAAGATTCTCACCTAGCTCTTCATCCTCTATAGGGTTGGCGATTTCTTTAAGGTCTTGAAGTGACAATACCTGAGATGAAGAAACATCTACGTTTAACATAGTTAAACGCATGAATGAGTATTCATCTGATATTGCCGCTTTGTACACCTCACTATTTTCATTAGTAAGTTGTTTTAAGGCCTGCTTAAATATTCTAGCTGCTATGGTTGCCACTTTGATAGAATTTCTATCTCAGGCCAACATAGCATTAGAATCAATAAGCACTATCTTTCTTACAACATCATGTAGTGTATACTCATGATTTGCGAAACTCTTCTTTGTGGTAATCACTTGTTCTATATGGTTTATTACACCATATAAAATCGGTGACACATGTAACACATTGTAAAGCTCATTATTTTGTAATGACTTCACAAGGTTACTTGTCCGCTTGATAGAGTTTAACGCAACTGTTGTAACCCTAAGAGAGATGACCCTTGCAAGTTCTGCAAGGCATCCGTCTCTACTAGGCATTGTGTATTCGGGTCTATTTGCAGAAAAATCTGCAAGTAAAGCCCTCGCTTCATTCTCCGTAAGGAGTTTATGAGCTAAACGCAATGAAAGATAAAATAGTTGTAAAGATGTACTTAATCAGGTATTGGTGAAAGGATAAAACTTTATGTTCTTTCCTTTTCCTTTACTTAAGATTTTTACACCTTTATAACAATCTTTTACCAAAGTAGCCAGATTGCCACGATGTAAGCTGATATTTCCCTTTAATATTCAATCAAGTAAAATTGTTAATACAATTTTAGGAGATTTTATATTTTGGGCTATACCAGCAAGTGGTAATCCAGTTACCTCATCACCGCAGAATATCCATCTCTTTGCAAATTCATATGTATCTTTCGATACATGTGTCTTTTGCTCTGAAATAGATACCCCTAAACGACGTATGATCGTAGTGTACCGGGCAGCAACAGCGTTGTCCCGTATGACGATGTCGTCACCTAACATAATGTAGTTGTGAAATGGGTACTTACCACAAAGGTAAGCAGCTCATTGAACAACTACATGATGTGTAAGTGAAAACGCCGATCATGATGAATGACTTCCCATTGGTTGACCTACTCTATAAAAGAGTAGTTTACCCTCTGGGGATAAGTAACCCCTATCGATTAATAGATTATATCAATCTCAAGAGAAACTTACGTCGTTGTAAACGACAGCCAGTAATCTTCTCTGCATTTCTGCAGGGAAACGGTCTGTTGCCGCTGTCAGATCAAAAGAATAGAATTTATCATCACCTTTCCATTTGTGGAAGGGTGATTGAGTAAACGTTCTATCTCCTGGGAACTTCCGAAGAAGTGCCATAAGACCATAGTTGATAGGCTTCAGAGTAAATTGAGTAAAATAGTCAGAAATGGCTATTATCCTCTCCTTACCTTCTGGAGCTGTTACAATCGCAAGTCTACCACTTGAATTTCACAATTTCTTTGAGGAGAAAACTCCTTTGGAGATTGCTGGATTAAAGGGTAACTTGTGAAAGTTAACAACCATGGTTTTATAAAACTTAACTAGTAAGTTTTCATCAGATAGAAGTCTACAAATTCTATTCAATTGTTTAATATTTAAACAAAATATTGTTCTAAATATTGATAAGACAGAGGGACCACCAGGACCAATAGCCATGTTAATGAAGAAATCTTCTTTGGCATGGTGAGGTTTTGGTAAAGCCAACCTGAAATCATCTACAACTTTGAATAAGAATCACTTCGGTAAATATACCGGAGATTTCTTATAATTCATTGTTATAGTTGAATAATCAGGTTTTGGGCGCTCTTCTTTCGAAAGAATTATACCTTTGGAATAATTTAAAAGCGATAAGACGAAACTTATCTCTCTTTTATTTCCTCCATCGATATACTTCTTGAGGAAGATCAACTTACTAGGAAAACCATTTAATGTAGAAACTCTTCCATCATTAATTATCATCGGTTTACCCGATAGATAACGAGTGATACATAACCGAGCACATTTAATGTACTTGATTGTGTAGAGTTTACCATTATTTTTCAATAATGTTAACATTACATGGTGAAACCGTTTAATATCTATAGATGATTGGAGTGCAAACATTCGAATAATCAATCTTTTGGTTATTTTAATGAATCATTTCATATCATTTATTGTCATATTTTTAACGGACCTAGAATGTAGAGTACTCATGGCTTCGGACCGCATATGATTACAGCTGCGTTTAAACAACGTGGTTTCACCTTTTGTCGCACATTTCAGTGCCAAGTAATCACATAGGCGGTTCTAACCAAACAAGGTTAGTCTAAACATTATTATGTATTCGTACGGCTTATACCGTACTATATCACACACTCGTGTGATATAGGAATCATAATGATGTTGGCAAAATCTTCGTTTTGTTCGCTCATTATGATTGGTAACTCCTTCAACGGGAGCGCCGGCCTACCAACTTAGGAAGGTTAGGTGTTTCGATTCCATTCGTAGTGATGTACGTGAATACGCACACCATGCTCGTAATGGACTCTTAGCGACGTTAACGTTGCCTCCCGCTTGGTGACGGGGTCATTAACCGGCATTATTAACTGTTTCTAACCTATAAGTTGGAAATAGCTGATGGCGGGTAACGTCTCCGGACAGACATCGTAATACATAATAAGGCCTTCGGGTCTTGTTATTTTCATACATCATTCTAGGGGGAGCGACTCCACCACTAACAGTTTAAACTGTACGCACGAAGAGTGCAATTAGTGGAACCCTCTTAGTGTATTTTACTACACTTGAGGGTCGGTTTATTAGACCGATCCTTGAGTTAGGAATGTACCTATGAGGTCCCGTAAGGGAGGTTGTAGGTAATGAGAACCTTATTACTAAGGTTTTGGTCGGGTGCCCCCGTTGAGTTAAACCTCGATCGGGGCACGGCTTTCAAGGCCATTATGCACTAGAAATA